GGACGTCGCAAGCCTCTGACCTGCACAAACGCGCACGGGGTGCCGAAATGTCCGTTTTTTGATTCGACCCCCCTTTGACCCCGCCCTCACCTGAAAGTCCTCTCCCCCCGCTGTTTTTCCACAGGGCAAGATGATCATGGGGTGGTGGGGAATGGCTTCAGATTTCCCGCCCGGTCTTGGTGAGCGAGGTTCCCGGCTCTGGCGGGATACGACGGCTTCGGGCTCTCTGACTCCGGCGCACTTGGTGCTTCTGGAGGAGGCTTGCCGTCTCGCTGACCGGCTGGATTGGCTCAACGCGATTGTCCTGCGTTGGATGTCGCCCGTCAACGCGGATGACGAAGAGGACGGGCCGAATTCGGGGGGCATTCAGCAGCTTCTGGCGGAGGCTCGGCAGCAGGCGACTGCTCTTCGGGGGCTTCTGGCGGAGATTCGGCAGGGCTTGAAGGGTTCGGCGGCGCCTGCGTCCAATCAGGCCGAGGGTGCGGGGGGTTCGGGTGTCTCGGATCTCTCGGCGCGTATCGCTGAACGGCGCAAGCAAGCCCAGGGTTGAGCTGTCGCCGCCTTACGAGTACTCGCTGGGCCCGGAGGCGTGCGAGCTGGCTGAGCGGGCGGGCTTGATTGCGGATCCGTGGCAGGCGGATGCGGTGAATCTGATGCTGGCGTGCCGGGCTGACGGCAAGTGGGCGTGCTACGAGTACGGCGAGATCGTGGCCCGGCAGAACGGCAAGGGCTCGATCCTGGAAATCCGGGCGCTCGCCGGGTTTCTGCTGCTGGGCGAGCAGTTGATCATGTGGTCGGCTCACGAGTACAAGACGTCGATGGAGGCGTTCCGCCGCTGCCGGACGCTGCTGCGGCGACTCGGCAAGCAGGTCAATCCGAACAACGAGAACTTGTGGGATGTCGACGGGGTCATCGTCAAGGTCGTCAACACGAACGGCGAGGAAGGCTTCGAGCGGCTCGACACCGAGGCCCGCATCAAGTTCGTGGCCCGCAGCAAGGGTTCGGGCCGTGGCTTCTCCGGTGATCTCGTCATCATCGACGAGTCGTTCGCGTTCACCGCGGAGCAGCAGGATGCGTTGATGCCCGCAATGGCGGCCCGCCCGAACGCACAGATCATCTACACGTCGTCGCCGCCGTTGAATGGCGAGTCCGGCGAGGTCATGTTCAACCTGAAGCGCCGCGCGGATGCCGGTGGCGACGACAGCCTCGGCTGGCGGGACTGGGGTGTCGCGGGCGACCTCGACCACCTTGACGACATCGACCTCGACGACCGGAGTTTGTGGGCGGCGTCGAATCCGGCGCTCGGCCGACGCCTCACGGAGGAGACGATCCTTCGGGAACGCCGCTCCATGGGCAACGCCGGATTCGCGCGAGAGCGGCTGTGTGTCTGGCCGAGGATTTCGCAGGGCAACACGGTCATCGACCCTGCGGTGTGGGTGCGGTTGACGGACGCAGGTTCGCAGCGTGACCGTGAGGCCGGCGTCGCGATCGGCGTGGATATCAGCCCGCTGCGGGACTACGCGGCAGTGCAGGTGTACGGGCTGCGTGGCGACGGGCTGGGGCATACGCAGTTGGCGGACTACCGGCCGGGCACGAAGTGGCTGATCCCGCGCTTGAAGGAGCTGCGGGAGGCGCTGGAGCCGATCTCGATCGCTATGGGGCGTGGCACGTTCGCGTTCTTGGAGACGGCGTTGGACGCGGCAGACTTTCATCGGCCGGAGGATCCGGAGGCGCCGCAGGCCGGGGATCTGGCGGTGACGAACGCGGTCGACATGGCCGCGGCAGCCGGCCAGCTACTGGAGGCCGTGCGCGAGGAATCGTTCCGCGTCGTCCCGAACCGACACCTCGATGTGGCAGTCGCCTCGGCGAAGACCCGGCAGACCGGCGAGACGATCGCGTGGACGACGAAGGGCGTCGAGGGCGACATCAGCCCTCTGGTGGCGATGACGCTGGCCCGCTGGTCCTATGTGACCCGCTCGCATCTGCTTGAGGGCAGTCAGTACGACGTTCTGCAATCGATCTTCTGAGGGGTGGTCGCATGGATTTTCCGGAGCACCTCGAAGTGAAGCGGTTCGGGTACCTCATTCCGGTGTCAGCTGAGGCACTGATAGACGCGGGGCTGCCGCTGCCTGACGGCATGGAGCCTCCTCCTGCGAGCCCGCCGGTGCCGTGGCAGAAGCGCTTGCGGTGGGCCTGGCGCGATTTCCTGTGGAACTCGCGCCGCCGAGTCGGCTTCTGGATCGCCGGATATGAGCCCGAAGACGACTGGTGGTAGGGGGCGTGATGGCGTTCGGGCGGTGGTTCCGTCGCGCTCCGAAACGGTTGGTGTCGGAGGATGCCGGGCCGGTCCTGGTGGGTGACGTGTGGATGGATGCGCGGGGGCATTCGTCGAGTGACTGGCGGGCGACGGCGCGCGCCACGTGGGGGCGGCGGCTCGGCCTGGCAGCGCGCGGCTTCCGAAGCGTCGGGGCCTGGCTGGTGGGCGTTGAGGCCCGCTCGGGGGTGGAGCAGCGCTCCATCACGTCGGTGCCGTGGTCGCATGGAGGCGGCGGAACCGGCGGCGGGTCCGTGAGCGTGGAGCGGGTGCTACGGCTGGCGCCGGTGTACGCGGCCGGACGGATCCTGGCATCGAACATCGCTGCCGCGCCGCTGCGGCAGTTCAGGGAAGTCAACGGGTCGGTTCAGCAACTCCCGCTGGCCAGCCTCTTCGCGAGTCCGTCGACGCAGGGCAACTTCAACGACTGGATCTGGCGGGCCATCCTGTCGATGGTCTACCGGGGCAACGCCGTCGGCTACGTCACGGCCCGCGACTACTACGGCTCGCCGACCATGGTCGAGTGGCTGCCGATGGACTGGGTGCAGGTCATCGACTCGATGCCCTACGGCCCCGGTTCCTTCGTCAATCCGATCTGGTACGTCCTGGGCAACGAGGTCGACGCCACGGACATCGTCCACATCCCATGGTTCACACTGCCGGGCAAGATCTTGGGCTTGTCGCCGATCGGGGCGTTCGCTTCGATGGCGACGACGAACCTGGCGGCGCAGGAGTACATGGAGGCTTGGCACGCCACCGGTGGCGTCCCGCCGGGCACCTTCAAGAACACGACGCAGATGGTGGACCAGGCGGACGCCTCGGTCATCAAGGCGCGTCTGATGGAGGCGATCCGGACCAGGCAGCCGATCGTCTACGGCAAGGACTGGGACTACTCACCGATCACCGTCCCGGCCTACGAGGCGCAGTTCATCGCCACGCTGAAGCTCGGCGCCACGCAGCTGGCGGCGATCTACGGGGTGCCGCCGGAGCTGATCGGCGGCGAGACCGGCGGCTCGATGTCCTACAGCAGCCCGGAGCAGCGGGAGATCGAGCTGATTCAGCTGACGCTGCTGCCGTGGATGAGCAAGCTCGAATCCCACCTGAGCATGCTGACGCCGCGCGGACAGTGCGTGAAGTTCGACGCCGACGCCCTGATCCGTCTCGATCCGCTCACACGCTGGTCGATCTACGAGAAGCAGCGCCTCATCGGCGGCGCGAACATCGACGAGATCCGCAACAAGGAGAACATGCCGCCGCTGCCGGACGGTAAGGGCCAGGACTACACACCGTTGCCCATCCAGGCCGGCACGTCGATCACTCCACCGGCGATCCGCAGTGCAGTCGACGATCTGCGGCTGCGTCTGATTCAGGGGAGTGACCAAAAGCATGGCTGACCAGGGCAAGACCACGCCGACCGCCGTAGGAGGCAACACCGTGGAAACAGAGCGCCGGTACACCTCCGGCGATACAGGCAAGGCCGAACTGCGCGCCGACGGCGGCGCGAAGAAGATCGGCGGCTATGCCGCGGTCTTCAACCGGCAGTCCCGCAATCTCGGCGGTTTCATTGAGATCGTCGACCCGATCGCCTTCAATCAGTCCCGCGGGGACGGCTGGCCGGACGTCATCGCCCGCTACAACCACGACGACAACCAGCTGCTGGGCACGACCGCGGCTGGCACGCTGCGGATGGGCCTGGACGCTTACGGCCTGTCCTACGAGGTGGACCCGCCGTCGTCCATGGCGCATGTGACCGAGCTGGTGCAGCGCGGCGACGTCCGCAAGTCGTCGTTCGCGTTCCGCACGGTCGCGGACGACTGGGCGACGACCGAGCAGGGCTATCCGCTGCGCCGCCTCACGGGTGTGCAGCTGGTGGATGTGGCGCCGGTCAACACCCCGGCTTACCCGGACAGTTCGGCGGGTCTGCGGTCGCTGGCCGCCAAGTTCGACGCGTCACTCGAAGAGGTGCGGTCGATGGCCCAGGCCGACGAGCTCCGCAAGTTCTTCGTGCGCAGCGACGGCCCGCAGACCAAGAAGGCGGCCCGCAAGGGCATCGCCGGGCATGCAGCGGCAGCGGCTCTCCTTGCCCGCCGGGAAGACCCCTACGTCTGAGGATTCTCGTCCCAGACCTGAGAAAGACCCCCGTGATGGGGGCGGCGCGCCGTTCTAGGACCGCGTAGCCGCATTGCCACGGCGCCGACTTGGGATCTCCCGGTTGGTGTCCGCTCTGGATGCGGTGAAGCACACAACGGGATGACGTGCGACACGAGGAAGCGATCAGCGGACCGCCGGTAGCGAAGAGGCGCCGGCCGCCGACACCCCTGGGTGTGGGACCGCGCGGGCTCCCCGTTCGAGATCGAATTTCGAGCGGACGAGGAGTCCACACTCATGTCTGAAATGGTTCAGAGGCTTCGCGAGCGGCGCGCCCAGGTCTGGGAGCAGATGAAGGGCATCGCCGACCGGAGCACCGAGGAGAACCGCAACCTGACGGCCGAGGAGCAGGGCCAGTGGGATGTGATGAACGAGGAGCTCGACAAGCTCGACACCCGCATCAAGGCGGCGCTGGACACCGAGCAGCGGGCCAAGGACGCCGACGCGGCGTTCGAGCGTCTCAACGGCAAGGGTTCCGGGCAGCGCGGCGGTTCCGGCGCAGGCCAGCAGGAGCGCCGGGGCGAGCAGGGCCCGGCGGGCGGCGGCAGCGGAAGCGGTGCGGAGGAGCTGCGTTCCTTCCTGCGCGGTGAGCGCGGCCGGTTCTACGACGTCAACCCGGAGGGCCCGGTCGACTACCGCACCCTGGTGAAGGGAACGTCGACCGCGGGCGGCAACACGGTTCCGACCGGCTTCTACGACCGGCTGATCACGCACCTCATTGAGGTGTCGGCGATCATGCAGGCCGGTGCGACGATCCTCAACACCAACTCGGGCGAGGTCATCCAGGTCCCCAAGACCACCGCGCACTCCTCGGCGGCGATCGTCACCGAGGGCAACGCGATCGGCGTGTCCGACCCGGCGTTCGGTCAGGTCCCGCTCGGCGCCTACAAGTACGGCACCCTCATCCAGGTCTCGCGTGAGCTCCTGGATGACACGGGCGTCGACCTGGAGGGCTACCTGGCGATGCAGGCGGGCCGCGCGCTCGGCAACGCGTTCGGCGCGCACGCCATCACCGGTACGGGTACGTCGCAGCCGCGCGGTGTTATCACCGACGCCACGCTCGGCGTGACGGGCGGCACGGGCGTGACGGGCGGCTTCTCCGGTGACAACATCATCGATCTGTTCTACTCGGTGATCGCCCCGTACCGTGCGTCCGCCTCCTGCAAGTGGATCATGAAGGATGCGACGGTCGGCGCCGCCCGCAAGCTCAAGGACACCACCGGTCAGTACATCTGGCAGCCGTCCATTCAGGCCGGTGCGCCCGACATGCTGCTCGGCAAGCCGGTCCTGACCGACCCCAACGTGGCAGGCGTCGCGCTGTCCGCGAAGTCCGTCCTGTTCGGCGACTTCAGCCAGTTCTTCGTCCGCTTCGCCGGCGGTGTCCGCTTCGAGCGGTCCGACGACTACGCGTTCAACACGGACCTGGTGACCTTCCGGGCTCTGCTGCGCGCCGACTGCTCCCTGGTCGACCTCACGGGCGCCGTCAAGTACTACGCCGGCGGCGCCTCGTAACCGCCTCTCCGCGGGGGCGGCCGTTCTGACCGCCCCTGCGGGGGGTTCCTCCAACAGCTGCAGGAGAACTCATGGCCAAGGGCCAGCACGTCCTCGGTACCGACGGAGCCCTCGGCGTGCGCGCGGGCCTCACCGACATGACCAGCGCGGTGGGTACGCCCGGCGCAGGCACGGTCGACGTCACCGGCACACCGACTCAGACCACGATCAACAACAACTTCGCCACGCTCGTGCAGCGCGTCAACGCCCTCACACAGGCGCTCCGCGACGCCGGGATCATCGCCAACTGACGAGGAGAGGTAACGCAATGCGTGTACGCATGAAGACGGATGTGTCCGGGTCCCGGGACGGCCAGCCCTGGCCGAAGCGCGGCGAGAGCTTCGAGGTGTCGGACGCCGAGGGTGCCGACCTGTGCGCGTCCGGGATGGCGGAGCCCGTCACCGATGGCGACGAGAACGTCGAGAAGGCTGTCCCCGGCGACTCCGACAAGCGCGCCCTGACGACCTTCGACGGGCCGGTCGGCAATGCCTACCTGCCCAAGGATGGCGGTCACGACCCTGTGGTTCAGGGGCAGAAGGACGCGGCCATGGTGGCGGCGACCCCGGAGAACCGCGATGTTGCGGCCCGCGCCGACGACCAGCACCCGCCGCACGAGGTCACCCAGGACGTGTCGGACGAGGCTGCCGGGGACACCGCTGAGGCGAAGTCGGACACCGCGCAGTCTGCGAAGAAGGCGGCGGCCCCCCGGAAGGCTGCCGCGACCAAGAGCTCCCCGGCCAAGCCGGAGAGCAAGTAGCTGTGGACGGCCAGGTGTTCGTCCTGACCGTGGAGGCGTCCGGTGAGGTGACGCCCGCCGGGGAGCGGCCGGAGGCCGAGGAGTCTCCTGAGCGGGAGGAGATGACCGATGGCTGAGGGACTGTCCACCACCCTGGTCTCGAACTGGCTGAACACGCTGCGCTCGGCGGGCGCAGCGTTCGGTCCTGTCGCTGGCACATTCGTGCAGCTGCACACCGCGAACCCGGGCGCTGCTGGCACGACGGCAGTGTCCGCAGGCTCGGCGACGCGGATCGCCGCGACGTTTGCTGCGTCATCGGGCGGCTCGGCGCTGGCGCTGTCGGGCTCAGTGGGTCCATGGACGAACGGCGGCACGTCGGAGACCATCACGGACATCTCCGTGTGGACGGCAAGCAGCGCCGGCACGTTCCTGTTCTCGGTGGCGCTGACGGCCAGCAAAGCCTGGGCGTCAGCCGACACGTTCACATTGGCGAGCTTGGGTGTGAGCCTGTCACCCGCCGCCTCATAGCTTAAGCTTGACTATGTGACGAATAAGGGGCGCCCTCCGCGCAAATTCACCCCCGAGCAGGTCGCCGACATGGTCAGCCGGTATCAAGGCGGTGATGGAATCGCCGCGATCGGCGAGACCCACGGGTGTAATCGATCTACCGTTCAGCGCGTACTGAGCGAAGAAGGCGTCTACGTACTCAAGGAACGACCTGGAGCTTGGGTTCTCTCCGACGCGCAACAGCGAGAGGCCGTAAGGCGCTATGAGGCTGGAGAATCCGCGCGCGCTATCGCGCTGTCATTTGGCCGCAGTGACGCGGCGGCGGTGCGACGAGCACTCAAGGCTCGTGGGGTTCATAAGCCGCGTAGTTTCCAGGGGTTCACAGCGGAGCAAGAGGCCGAGATGGTCACCCGCTACTGCGGGCGCGAGTCCGTGGAGAGCTTGCGCCGAAGCCTCGATTGCGGCCGAGGGCCAGTGGTCACGGTCTTGAAGCGCCATGGCGTCTACCAGGAACTTCGGTTCCAAGGCTTTACGCCCGAAGAGCGGGACAGGATCGTCGCTCGCTATAAGGCGGGAATCAAGCCCTCGCAGATCGCGCGCGAGTTTGGATGTCACCAGACCACGATCACAGCCATGCTGCAGCGGCTAGGTGCCTGGGTTAACCCAACATCACTCGAACGCGTCGGCGCCCGCTACACGATGGACCAGAAGCGCGAGATGGTTGCTCGCTACGAGTCCGGCGACAGCATCTACAAGATCGCCAAAGAGTTCGACGGCATCCCGCAGTCGATCTGGAGCATCCTGCGCGCAGCCGAAGTCGAGTTTCGCGACAAGGCGTGGCGCGGTGGGCGAGTCGTGGCGTCGGGCGGCTACACGGCTGTCACCGCCGATCCCGACGATCCGATCGCGTCATCTATGGCCAACGTGACTGGCTATGTACTTGAGCACCGGCTGGTCATGGCAAGGTCGCTCGGGCGGCCCCTGACCCGGCACGAGACGGTCCACCACATCAACGGCGACAAGCAGGACAACCGCCTGGAGAACCTGCAGCTCCGAAAGGGCAATCACGGCGTAGGGGTTCGTTTCGCCTGCTTGGACTGCGGATCACACAACGTGGACGCCGTCCCCCTGGCCCCGTAGAAGCAGGCGGCGTGACGCTCTGACGGGGAGGGCTCGTGACGACCTTCGTCGACGACTTCAACAGGGCCGACGGTGATCCAGGAGCCACCTGGGTTCAGGTGTCCGGCACCTGGTCGATCGTCTCCCAGCAGCTCTCACCGGGCGCATCAGGCGCGACGATCGTCATACGCACCGCCACCCCAATGGCCACAAGCGACAACTACGCCCAAGTCACCATCGCCGCGACCACAGCGGTGAGCCAAGGCGTGATGTGCCGGGGCGACAGCACCCTCGCCAACGGTTACTTGTGGCGCAACAACGGATCGAACTGGGGTCTTTTCAAGGCGGTCAGCGGCACGTTCACCGCCATCGGCAGCACCTACGCGGCCGCAGCTGCAGCAGGCGACGTCGCGAAAATTCAGGTCGTCGGCTCCACGGTCACCGGCTACGTCAACGGTGTCGCACGCGCCACCGTCACCGACACCGCCGTCACGTCGGGCACGAACGTCGGCGTCCGCTCACAGTCCACCAGCTCGCTCAGATACGACGATTTCACCGGCGCCGACGTCACTGCCGGCACTACGGGCGACGCGGCGCTGTCCGGTACTGCAACCCTGTCCGCAGCGGGCCTGCGGGCCACTGCGGGCGGTGCAGCGCTCGCGGCCACCGCGGGCCTGACCGCTGCTGGCGCGCGAGCCACGACTGGCGGTGCCAGCCTGGCGGCCCTGGCCGGACTGACCGCCGATGGCGTCCGAGCTACCGCTGGCGGCGCAGCGCTGACCTCTACGGCCGCCCTGACAGCCGACGGTGTCCGGGCCACGTCCGGGAGTGCAGGCCTGGCCTCCACGGCCGGTCTGGTGGCGGACGGCGTGCGGGCCACGACTGGCGCCGCAGCATTGTCTTCTACGGCCAGTCTGTCGGCGGACGGAACCCGTGGCACATCTGGGGACACCGGCCTCGCTGTATCGGCGACGCTGACCGCCTCTGGCGCGGTGGCTACCGGCGCTACCGGTAATGCGGCGGTCTCCGTGACTGCGGTGCTGGCTGCGGCAGGCGCGGTCGGCCGCGGCCTCGATGGGGCCTTCACTGCGACAGTCGCCTGCACGGCGGCTGGGGCGATCGGAGCCACGTCCGGGGGCAGCGTCGCTGTCTCTGCCGGGCTTACCGCGGCCGGGCAGGTCGCTGGTGTGGTGGTGCGTGGCACTGCTCGAGGGGCGGCGGGTTCCGGGCCTCGTTCGCGGCGTGGTGATCCTGCGGTAGCGCGGGCGCAGCGTGGTGAGTTGGCCGTACCGACAGCGAGGGGAGGGGCCTTGTGATCGACCTAGGCAGCGTCTACCAGGTGGCTGTTGATGTCGCCGACGCGTCGGGCATTCTCGTCAATCCGGCCTCCGCCACACTCACGATCACTTTGCCGGACGGAACGACGGTCAGCCCTGCCGTGCCGACGCCGGCGACTGTCGGGAAGGTGCGCGTCGACTATGTGACCGTTCAGGCGGGCCGGCATGTGTGGCGGCTCGTCACCTCTGCGCCGACGACGGCGTATGCGGACGTTTTCGATGTGCAGCCCGCCATCCCGGTCGGGATCGTGTCGCTGGCGGACGCTCGTGCCCAGTTGAATTTTGCTGCGGCGGAGACGTCGGACGATGACGAGTTGCGCGGCTTCATCGGCGCGGCGACGGGGGCGGTGGAGCGGGCACTGGGGCGGGTCGTGGTCCGGCGCACGGTCACTGACCGGTTCGACGTCGGCGGGGCGACCACTCAAGTCCTGCTGCGGAACGTCCCGGTGCTGTCGCTCACCTCGGCCATTTCAACCGATGGCGCCACCACATGGACGGTGGGGAACCTGCGGGTTGATGGCGAAACGGGGCTGGTCACGGTCACTGCGGGGGCTCCTTTGACGGGCTCCGTGGCAATCACCTACCAGGCTGGTCTGCCGATCATCCCGGAGGACTACCGGCTCGCCGGACTGATCATCATTCAGCATCTGTGGGAGACGCAGCGCGGCACGATGGGTGTCCAGCTCGGCGGTGACAGCGAGCCGTACATGCCGGGCCGCAGCTTCGCGATCCCCCGCCGGGCGCTGGAGCTGCTGGATCCTCCGCTGCCGGGGGTGGCGTAGATGGCGTGGACTTCGAGGCTACCGGCCGCCATGGATGCCCTGGTGGCCTCCTTCACGGAGTGGCCCGGACTGGGGGGCGGCGGTGTGATCGTGAGAGATGGCCCGTCGGCTTCGCAGGCCACCGTGAAAGAGATCCTGTCGGTTGGCTACACGGGTGGTGAAGACGACAGCGACGCCGGATCCACTCTTCTCACCGAGGGAATGGGCGGGGCCGTCGATCGCGAACAGTTCACGATCCGCTGCGCCGCGGCCGTCCTCAGGGGAAGCGATGACGTCTCCGGGGCCCGAAAACGGGCCTATGAACTCTTGGGCGAGGCGGGCGCTGCGATCGCCGCGAACCGCTCACTGGGCGGCTCCGTGATGCGGGCAATGATCTCATCGCACAATCTCACGATGGATTTGGCGACCAACGGCGCGCAGGCCATGGTCGTGTTCGAAGTCTCCTGCGACAGCTACACGGGCCGCTAGGGCCGACGCCGGTGAGCCGAGACCACCTCGATGATGGCGCCGATCAGCAGGACGGCATGAAGCGCGTCGTACCAGTGCGGCTCCCCATCGAGTGACCCCCACACGAAGTACGGGATCACCCGCATCCCCACGGCAACCAAAGCCAGGAGGGCCCACGCCTCGCCGACACTGGTCGGCTTCCGGGTGGAGTCCACGACTTCCGGCTTGACCGGCTCAGGCGCAGGTTCGATCGGCTTGGCGTCGGCCGGCTGAGCTCGGAGCGTCTTGATGGCTTCAAGTTTCGCGGTGCCGCGCAGGTGTGGCTGCTCCCGTTCCACCTGTTCCATGGCGTCTTTCAGATTCATGGACCCCCCTCGTGCCAGTGGCGCGGATCGTCCCATTCCCCGGTATCCGGGTCAACGAAATCGACTAGGAGGAGCGGATGACCGCGCTCGTAACCCAGGTCGTGCCCAATGTCGGGCTCGACATCGGCTCACTGCCTGTAGCCGCCACCAACGGCGACACCGCCGCGTGCGGCTCCGGCACCTTCCTCTACGTGAAGAATGGGAACGCGGCAGCGTGCACGGTCACGCTGACCACGCCCGGCCAGGTCGATGGCCGCCTCGCCATCGCCGACTCCAGCTTCACTGTGGCTGCGACCACGGGCATCGGTGTCATCCCGCTGTCGGCCAGCCTGTACGCGGACCCGACGACCGGGCTGGCGACCATCAACTACAGCGTGACCAGCAGCGTCAGCGTCGCGGTGGTGAGGGTCCCGTGAGCGACACCATCGTGATGCGGCACCCGACCCTGCCGGAGGCGCAGGAGATCGAGGTTCCCAAGGACGCCATGCCGCACTACACGAACGCCGGCTGGCAACAAGTTCCCGCTGAGGAACTGGAGCAGCGCGCCGAGCTGAAGGCGCAGGCGGCTGCCGAGGCTGCCGCAGCCGAAGAGGCGACCGAGCAGGCCGAAACCGCAGACGAGCCGGAGCAGTCGGAGCCGGCGGACGCATCCACCGAGAGGCCGGCGCGGTCGCGCACCAAGACGGCCGCCAAGAAGAGCGAAGAGGAGAGCTGACCCATGGTGGCCACGCCGATCACTGCAACGTCCCGGTACATCCCGCCGGGTACGACCCGCTACTACTGGGTCGCGACCATCGCCAACAAGAACAGCCCGACGCGTTCCGAGCTGAACGCAGGATCCGATCTGACCGCGGAGATCGCATCCGTGTCCGGGTTCGCGACGAACAGCGACCAGCAGGACACCCCGGACCTCGGCAGCCGCTTCGTGTCGAAGATTCCGGGCCGTATCACCGCGGACGACAGCTCGATCACGCTGTACATGTCGTCGACGTCGAGCGACGTGCGGACGCTGCTGCCGCGGGACACGGCCGGGTTCGTCTGCATCTTCCCCGAGGGCGACACGGCGGGTCTGAAGTACGACGTGTTCCCGGTGAAGGTCACCGGGCAGCCGAAGGCGCGTGACGTCGAGAACCCGGCGCAGATCACCATCCAGTTCGCGATCACGTCGATCCCCGTCGAAAACATCACCGTGCCGTGAGCGTGCCCGACGTTCCCGAGTCGATCCCGCGTCCAGTCGCTTGGGCCATATGCCACTCCTTGGGCCTGGAGCCGAGTTCTGTGCGGGGACTGGAGTTCGGGACCTTCGGCCTATACGTCACATTTCGCGCGACGGACAGCGCCGGACAGCAACTGTCCGACGGTCGCGGCCCTGCGACACACCGGATCTTCGTCCGGTACGGCGAGGAGGCCAGTGATGACGATCGGCCTTCGGGACAGCGGTGACCTGCGGCGAATCAGCCGCGAGCTGCGCCGCATGGACGACAAAGAGATCAAGAAGCGGTTCCGCCGGGAGCTGCGAAAGGCAGCAGCGCCGCTCGTTCCGAAGGTCCGCGCGAGCATCCGCACCATCCCGTCCAAGCAGTCCTACAGCCCTGACGGACTCCGGGGTGCGCTGTCACGGGCAACGCGCCTCGAAGTGAAGACCGTCGGCAAGCAGGCCGGTGTCGCCATCCGTGTGGACGGGCGCAAAATGCCCACTCGCATGAAGAGCCTGCCCAGCATGGTCGAGGGCAAGAAGCGGTGGCGGCACCCTGTCTTCGGCAACCGCGAGAACTGGGTCAACCAGTCGGCGGAGCCCTACTTCTACCACGTCGTCCGCGCCGCCGGCCCCGTCTCCAGGCGGGCTGTCAGCAAGGTGCTGGACGGCATTTCACGAGACATCAGCTAGGAGCACCATGGCCCTGTCCCGAGACGCCATCCTTGGCGTCAGTGACCTGCAGACCGAGAAGGTCCCCGTTCCCGAGTGGGGAGATGAGGTCATCGTCCGTGGCCTGACCGGCGAAGAGCTGGACGCCTACCAGGGTTCGCGCCGTCAGATCCGCAACGCCGGGACGCCGCAGGCCGAAGTCGTCTTCATCCAGGACAACGCCCGCGCCGGCCTGCTGGTCAAGTGCCTCATCGACGAGCACGGCGACCGGCTCTTCACCGACCAGGACACGGGCCTGCTCGGCATGAAGAACGCCAAGGTCCTCGACCGTCTCTACGACGTTGCCGCCCGCCTGTCCGGCCTGTCCGAAGAGGAGCAGGAGGAGATGGAGGGAAACTCCGAAGCGGCGACGGACGACTCTTCTACTTCGTCCTCGCCCGAGACCTCGGATGCACCGTCGCCGAGCTCCTACGACGAATCAGCGCCCGCGAACTGACCGAGTGGGAGATCTTCTACCGGATCAAGGACGAGCAAGAAGCCGCAGCCGACAACGAGGCGGCCGAGCCGCCGCGCCGGAACTGGCCATGACGGGCCGCTGATCGAGGGGAGGCGTCATGGCGTCCACCGGCATCATCTACACCCTCATCGCCCGCGACGCGGCCAGCCGCACATTCCACCAGGTGGGTCGTGCCGCATCCCGCACGGACAGCATCATGGGCAAGCTCGCCAAGACGGCCAAGATCGCCGGTGAGGCGCTCGCGGTGGGTCTGGCGGTCGGCCTGGCCGAGGGGACCAAGGCGGCGGTCAAGTTCCAGAGCGAGATGACCCGCATCTCGACGCAGGCCGGCGGCACGGCGAAGGACGTCAAGACGCTGTCCGACCAGGTCCTGAAGCTGGGCACGTCCACCCAGCAGGGGCCTCAGCATCTCGCCGAGTCGCTGTACCACCTGAAGAGCGTCGGCATGGACAACGTCCAGGCGATGAAGGCACTGAAGGAGGCGTCCGACCTTGCGGCGGTCGGTCACGCCAACCTGGAGGAGACCACCAACGCGCTTGCGGGCGCATGGCGGACCGGCATCAAGGGCGCCACCTCGTTTCACGAGGCAGTCTCCACCGTCAACGCCATCATTGGCGCGGGCAACATGTCGATGGACCAGTTCAACGCGGCCATCGGTACGGGCATCCTCCCGTCGGCGAAGACGTTCGGTCTGTCGATGAAGCAGGTCGGGGCCGCGTTGGCGTTGATGACGGATGAGGGCATCGACTCTGCGTCCGCGGCCACCCGGCTGCGGATGTCCTTCAGCCTGCTCGGCGCCCCGTCGCATGCCGCCGAGAAGCAGCTGGCGAAGATCGGCCTGACGGGTCTCAATCTCGCGGACGCGATGCGCGGTCCGAAGGGTCTGATCGGCGCGATCGGCCTCCTGAAAGACCACCTGGACAAGAGTGGTCTGTCCGCGTCGAAGCAGTCCCAGCTGCTGTCGCGCGCGTTCGGGGGCGGCCGGTCCTCCTCCGGCATCCTCCTCATGCTCAACAACCTGGACGTGCTGGAGAAGAAGCAGGAGCAGATCAACCGCAGCACCGGCAAGTTCGACGACGCCGTCAAAATGCAGCGGAAGACCGCCGAGGCCCAATGGCATCTGCTCACCTCCAACCTGGAAGTGATGGGCATCCGGATCGGCACGAAGGTGCTGCCCTACGTCACTGACTTCGTGCACTTCCTTGCCGTCAAGGCGATGCCCGAGGCTGCGCGGTTCGGCCGGGCGGTGGCGAACATCATTCCCGTCACCCCGATCGAGCGGGCAGTCGGCCGCGCGAAGGGTGTCATCGACGACTTCCTGAAGGGCTTCCGAGGCTCCAAGAACCCGGTCTCCGACCTGGTCAAGGGCTTCGCCGACCCATCGCCGCACCTGGGCTCCAGCAAGACGGCCGCCGCATCCAAGGGACCGGCGCTGGCGCCGATGCCGCACTACGGCGTCGGCCAGGTCGCCCCAGCCAACGGGCGGATCGTCGACTCGTCGAAGTTCGCAACGCCGCACGGCGGGTCCGGGCTCGCTGCACCCTTGGTCAAGGCGAAGGTCAAGCCGCCGAAGTCGCTGGCTCAACAGATCGGCGAGCAGGTCCGTATCGCCTTCAGTGACGGCATCATGCACGTCAACTGGGACAAGTTCGGGCCGGTCCTCGGCGGGGGCCTGGGCAAGGCATTCGCGTGGGTCGCCTCGCACGGCGCTGAACTGTCGGCGAAGCTCGGCAAGGCCATCGGCGGGATCGACTGGGTGGATGTCGGCAAGAGCCTGGGCAAGATCGCGCTGCCGTTCGCGATCGGCTTCACAGTCAACCTGTTCGAGCCGATGATGCACCCGGACTTCTGGAAGAAGCACTGGCTGGACACCATCCTGGCGGTCATCTCCGTCGTGCCTCTCGGCAAGGTGGGCGGGGTCCTGGCCAAGCTCGGCTCGAAGGTGCCGTGGGGCAGGCTAGGCGAGGTCCTGAGCAAGATTCCCTGGCAGAAGCTCATTCCGTTCGGGGAGAGGCTGGGCAGGGCTGCCGGACCCATCTTCCTGAAGATCAACGAGTTCGTCGGCAGGATGTCCCTCAAGTTCCTGGAGGCCTTCGCCCGCCACTTCCCGAAGATCGCCGCGTGGTTCGCTCGCGAGCTCGGGCTCCTCCCGATCCGGCTCGGCGTCCTCGGCCTGGAACTGGCACGCAAGGGCAACGAGATCGTCGCCGGGCTCGGACGGGCACTGATCGAGCACCTGCCGGGCGCGGGAAACCGGTTCATCCGGGCCACCTACAAGGCGTTCGGCCGGTTCAGCCTCTACCAGATCGGCGTCAACCTCGCGAAGAGCCTGACGTTCGGCGCCTGGAACGTGATGAAGAGCATCGGGTCGTGGCTGAAGGGCCACATCGTCGACCCGATCACGAACGGTGTGAAGTCGCTGTTCGGCATCAAGAGCCCGAGCCGTGTCTTCATGGGCATCGGCCGCAATCTGATCGCTGGCCTCAAGTCCGGCATCGTCGTCGCCGTGAAGGGGATCGGCGGCTGGATCGTCGACCGCATCGTGAACCCGGTCAGGTCCCCATTCTCGCGCACCGGGTCCTGGCTGCCCGGCAGGGGCAGCTCAATGGTGTCCGGCTTCAAGGCGGGCATCTACTCGGTCGGCAAGAGCATCGGCGGCTGGGTGACCTCCCACGTCATCAACCCCGTGAAGGGCCCGTTCGCCCGTGCGCGCGGCTGGCTGCCCGGTAAGGGCGGGGGCATGATCTCTGGCCTGAAGTCGGGGATCCTCGTCGCGATGAAGGGCATCGGCGGCTGGATCAAGGGCCATGTCGTCGATCCGGTCGTCGGCGCGGTGAAGCGTTTCTTCGGCGTCAAGTCGCCGTCGCGCGTCTTCATGTCGATCGGCGGACATCTGGTGTCTGGCCTGATGAAGGGCATGGCCAAAACCAGCGGCACGGCGATCGCGAAGAAGGTGTTCGGCTCGCTACCCAAGGCGCTGGCGCACATCGTCAAGAAGGGACTTGTCTCCCTCAGTTCCCTGCCCGGGAAGGCGATGAAGGCGCTCGGCGGACTGGGTGGGGACCTGCTCGGCTTCCTCGGTATCGGTGGAGGCGGCGGGGGCGGCAGCGTGAACCGCTGGTCTGGTGCCGTCGCCACTGTGCTGCAGATGCTCGGAGCGCCAGCCTTCGCACAGGGCGCGGTCCTCAAGCGTATCCAGATCGAATCCGGCGGCAACCCGAACGCGATCAACCTGACCGACAGCAACGCCCGTGCGGGGCACCCGTCGCAGGGCCTCATGCAGACGATCCCCGGCACCTTCAATGCCTACGCGGGCCCATTCCGCTCCAGGGGCATCACTGACCCGCTGGCCTCGATCTATGCGGGCGTCAACTATGCCATGCACAGGTACGGCAGCAACTGGATCAATGTGATGACTCGGCCTGGCGGATACGCCAAGGGCGGGTACGCGCAGTTCGGTGAGACTGCCTGGGTCGGTGAGCGTGGCGCTGAGTTGATGCAGGTCACCAAGCAGGGGACCCGCATCTTCTCGCACGAGGACTCGGTCAGGATGGCCAAGACGCACGGCATCAAGCTGCCCGGCTACGCGTCGGGCACCATCCTCAACGCCTCCGACCGCGTCCACCGCGACAGGCAGCGCGTCGAGGACGCCAAGGACGCCCTGGCGAGCGCTAGGCGTCGGCACAAGGGCGTGGCTGCAGCCGAGAAGCGGTTGAAGGCGGCAGAGAAGGAGTTGAAGGCCGCCGAGATCGCGCTGCGCAACGCCCAGCGTTCGGCGAAGACGTCGATCGCGAACACGATCGCGACTGGTCTTCTCAAGACGCTGTCGACGGGCACCGCTGCGGCCATCACTTCGGCGATCAAGTCGCTGGCGACGAAGCTGTTGAACGCCGGCTACAGCCGGACCGCGGCGAGCATTCAGCGTCGCGGCGGCAAGCTGGAGGCCCTCGCGGGCAAGCGGGCATCGATCCAGCAGCAGATCGCCGCAGCCAACCAGTACGCCTCCGACCAGGCTGGCACCATCAAGGACTTCCTGTCGGTCTCCGGGACCTCGGCCGCTTCGGTCGGCGACCTCATCTCCCAGATGGGCAGCCAGCAGAAGACGGCCAGCGGCTTCGTGTCGCTGTCGAAGTCTCTGAAGGGGCGCGGCGCGTCGAAGGATCTGCTGGCGCAGCTGGCAGAGGCCGGTCCGGGCAGCCAGCTCGCGACGATCCTCGGCCAGAAGAACGTCACCACGCAGGACATCGACAAGCTCAACAAGCTGGTCGCCTCTGGCGGGAAGCTGGCGACGTCCTTCGGCAAGGACATGGCCGACATGATGTACGACTCCGGTAAGCACGCCGGGGAGGGCTTCCTCGCAGGCCTGAAGGCGCAGGAGAAGGATCTGCAGAAGCAGATCAACAAGCTCGCCAAGGACTTGGTCAGCGCCATCAAGAAGGCCCTGAAGATCAAGTCGCCGTCGGGCGTGTTCCGTGACGAGGTCGGAAAGAACGTCGTCCTCGGCATGGCCCACGGCATCGACATGCACAGCCACCTCGTCGGCTCCGCGGCCCAGCGGCTCGCCGACACCGCCACCGGCGTGTCCATGCGCCGGCGCTACGTGCCTACCGCGGCACGCAGCCGCTCCGGCCAGGACGAGACGTGGGAACGCCTCGCCGCAGCCCTGGAGCAGCAGAACAGCCAACCCCAGCACCTGACCGGGCAGTTGGTCCTCGACTCCGGGGAACTCCTCGGGGTCATCCAGGGCACCGTCAAGCCCATGGTCAAGGTGTCGGAGCGCGAACAGGCGCACCGGGCGAAGGTAGGGAGGAGGAGCGGCGGGTGACGATCTCGTTCATCGCCTCCGGGTCGTTGGCCGGGGCCGCCGACACCATCACCCCGGCCTATCCGGCGGGAGCCACCGCAGGGCGACTTGCTGTGCTGCAGGTCGTCTCCGGGCACCCCAACGACAATGCCCCCTCCACACCTTCAGGCTGGACGTCAGCGGGAAGCTTCTCGGGCGGGGGCGGCACCTTCGCGTCCGGCGCCGGCCCTCGCCGACTCACCTGGTTCCTGCGGGTGCTGGCGGGCTCGGATGCGGCACCGACCACCGCGATCCCCTCGGGATCCACCGGGTCGGTGATCTGCGGCCGCATCTGGGTCCTGGACCGGACCGCCGGAACAGGCTGGAGGTGGGCGGCCACCTTCGGTGACGACACCGCATCCGGAACTGGATTCTCGATCGTGGGATCCACCGCGCTCACGTGGGCTGCCGGTGACTTCGCGCTGCTCGGATACGGGCTGCCGCAGAACGGGACGAGCATCTCCGCCGAGACGGTGACCGCCAGCGGCATCACGTTCGGCGCGGTCACTGAGCCATCCGACCTTGGTTCGACCACCGGGTACGGCGCCCGCAGCGTACAGGCCTACAGCACCGTCTCATCCGGATCGGGCGCGCAGGCGCCGACGGTCGCGGGAACACTGTCGGTCGCGGGAACCGGCGTGGGCGGCGCACTGAGGATCCGCGAGGCGTCCTCGGACATCAACGCCTCCGCCCAGTCCGTGTTCCCGCCTCGCAACTTGGTGTCAGCGACGGGCCTGACCGGCGACGACATCGTCACCGCCACCCTGTACCGGCAGGTCGGCACGGCCCTGACTGCGGTCCGCGCGGCAAGCGGCATTGACGTGACCGGGCAGGCCACCCTGCTGCGCGTGGACGCCGAGCAGCCGTTCGGAGTCAGCCTCAACTACGCCGCCGTCCTCACCGACGTCAACGGCAGCCAGTGGACCGTCTACTCCGGACCCATCACGTCGACCGTCAGTTCCGATGTCATCTCGGACGCGATCCGCGGGGTCGGCGCCGCCGTGAAGGTCGAGTCGCCGCTCGGCTGGAAACGGGACCGCGACGCCACCCAGTTCAACATCAACGGGCGGATCGTCGTCGTCGGCAAACCGCGATCGGCCCGCTCCGGCACCCTCACCGTCCGCACCGAAACCGACGATGCCGGCGACGCGTTGAACGAGCTCCTCGACAACGCCACCGAAGGCGTCATCCTCGTCCGCAAGCAGACCAGCCTCCCACGCCTGGACGGCACCTATGCGCTGCTCGACGACAGCGAAGACCCCAACTGGTACGACGCCTACCGGTGGTTCGCCCTGAACGTCGTCAAGTCCGACGACTGGCCGAACGTGATGGAGGCGGCGGGATTCACCTTGCAGGACATCGCGAACAACTTCTCGACGCTCGCCGACATCGCCGCCTTCTTCCCCGGCACGCTGCTCGACATCGCACAGTACGACTTCGGACCCTGACATGCTCGATATGTCGACAACGGCCCTTGCTGTCGTACAGGGCAGCTACACCATGGACATCCGCGCCGAGTCCTGGCTCGGCGGCCAACTCATCGCCGACAACATTCCCGTCCACGACGGATCAGAGACCCGCGACCGCTCCCTCGCCGTCCCCGAACAGATCACCCTCACCATCCCCCGACGGGAAGGCGGCTTCGACTGGGACCCCGGCACCGACCCGGCCCACCCGCTCGCTGCCTACGGCCAGATGCTCCGCATCGACTACGGCGTCGACATCGGCGGCGGCACCATGGAGTGGATCAACAGAGGCTGGTTCCTGATCAGCGACTCGTCCACCGAGGGTGACACCGTCACCGTTAGCTGCGTGGGCCTGCTCGCCCTCATCGACGAAGCGAACCTGATCGCGCCGTTCCAGCCGTCCTCTACCGACACCCTCGCCTCCGTCATCCGCGCCCTCGTCGAACCCGCCCTCACCGTCAGCTTCGACGGCACCCTCATCGACCGTTCCATCCCCCTCGGCATGCAGTGGGACTCCGACCGGCTCGCGGCCGTCACCGAGGTGGAGGGCGCTTGGGGTGCAGCCGACCGAGTCACCGAAGACGGATACCTGCTCATCGAACCTGTAAGCGACTCGGGCAGTAGCGTTCTGGCCATCACCGACGATCCCAATGGGGGCACCGTCGTGCGCTGGCAGGGATCAACCACCCGCGACGGCGCCTACAACGTGGTCGTCGCGCAAGGGGAGGACTCGGCCGGCAACCAGATCCAAGGCGTCGTCTACGACTCGGATGGTGCCAGCCCCTACCAGTACGGCGGCGCGTTCAACCCGCTGCCCGTCCCCTACCCGTACCAGTCGTCGCTACTGACCACCGTCGCTCAGTGCCGTACCGCGGCAGCAGCCCAACTGAAGCTGTTGCGGCGCCAGGCGTTCCGGAAGCTGCAGGTCACGATGGTTCCTCATCCGGGCCTCATCCCTGGTGACATCGTGTCCGTCACTGGTGCCGGCCTGACGAATGCGCGCTGCGCCATCGAAGTGCTGTCGCTGCCCTACTCGCCCGGAGAACAGTCCCTGACCGTGCGCGTCCTGTAGAGAGAGGGGGCGTCGTGGCGGACTTTGCTGATACCCGCGTCTCCCTCGCCGGGATAGGAGTCGTCCGCGGGATCGCGCAGAGCGCGTCCTCATCGGGCGCTTGCCTGGTCAAGGTCGGCGGCATCACGGTCACTGCCCGGGTGGCGACCGGGCTGACGGTGGCGGTCGGCAACATTCTTCTAGCCGCCCGTCTAGACAGCACCTACTACGTCATCAACATCATTCCGGCCGCTCCGTCGTCGACGCCGGCCACGCCCGCGCCGACGGACACGACCCCCGTCGACACGGGGGATCCGCCACCCGCGCCGAAACCGACGGTGACCACAGGGACGTTGACGTGCGTTCCAACGGCGACGGCCTGCTACCGGGACGGCTCCTGGCGCTCGGACGGCGACCCCACCAACAGCTTCGATCTGTTCCAGGGCCGCTACGGCGGATCCTCCTACGGCCGCAACACGGGCGCCGCGTTCTACGGCAGCAAGCCGCACACCTTGAACGGCGCGACCTGCACCAAAGCCACCGTGAAGATCAAACGGCTGTCGGCCGGGGACTTCGCAGCCCGCTCCGCGACACTGCGCCTCATCACCCAGACGAGCCGGCCGGGCGGCGCACCCACCCTCAACGAGTCGATGTCCGGACCGAGCCTGACGATCGGCTCCTCGGCGACGTTCACCCTGCCCACCAGTTGGGGCCAGGCCCTCATCGACGGCACCCGCGGCGGCATCGGAATCAGCGTCAGCTCCGACGACCCGTACATCCACCTCGCAGGCCGGGGCTCCTGGTCGGCCGCCTTCACCGTCACGCTCTCCTGGAGGCGTACCTCGTCATGACCGCCAACACCTCCAAGGGCATCACGTACCCCCAGAGCTCGGACCACACCCGGCTCTGGGAGCACATGCAGACCCTCGCCACAGGCGCCGACGCCATCATCATCGGCGGCAAGGACGTCCAGGTCTTCACCGCGAGCGGCACCTGGACCCGTCCGGCGAACGCCATCCTCGTGCATGTCCAGGTCCAGGGCGGCGGGGGAGGATCCGGCGGATGCGGTGCCACAGGATCCGGTCAGGCCGCATGCGCACCCGGTGCCGGAGGCGGCGAATACGCGTGCGGATGGTTCACCCCGTCCGCCACGGGAGCCAGCGTCGCCGTAACGGTCGGAGCCGGAGGCGCAGCCGGCACCGCAGGAGCCAACGCCGGCGGTGACGGCGGCACTAGTTCCTTCGGCGCCGCCATCACCGCTGTCGGCGGCTCAGGCAGCGGCGGAGCGACCGCCACAACCTTGGGTAGCGTTGGCGGCTCCAACGGAGGCAGCGGCGGCACGGGCGGCGACTGGCGCATAGCCGGCGGCGACGGCGGAAACGGCCAGGTGGTCAGCAGTACGCCGCTCAAGTTCAACAACGGAGGCCCCGCGTTCCTGGCCAACCTGCGCCGTGCAACCGGCGTCGCCGCCACCAGCACCAGCGGCTTCTCCGGCTACCTCTACGGCGGCGGCGCCTCCGGCCCTTCCCTCGGC